CAACTTACGCACGCCTGCTGACGCGATAAAACTTCTGTGCATCAACTATCCGAAGCTAAAACAGGAGTTGTGTGAGGCTCACAAGAACGGCGTTGGCTACAAGGTAATCCAAGGCGGCGCGTCTGTGGGTTATGACGAGCTGCGTCTGCCGTTTGGCAGCAAGCCATTGCTTGTGGTGCCAGTAATCACGGGTTCTGGCGGCAGGGAAGGCATGCAAATTTTGCTTGGTGTTGGCTTAGTTGCGACAGCGATTTTTACAGGCGGTACTTCTATTGCGTTTGGAGCTGCTGGATTTGGTCTTGCGTCAGGAGTTACGGCAACAACCGCTTTGAGCTTGTCTATTGCTGCAGGAAATATCGGTCTTGCCTTAATTCTTGGCGGCACGGCTCAATTGCTTTCACCAGTACCTACGCTTAACAACGCTAGGATTAGAGGAGAGGGGACAAATGTACGAGGTGAAGGCCCACAGGGCATCACTCGCGGTGGTACGGGCAATCAGTCGTACGCCTTTAGCGGCCCAGCAAACACAGTCGGGACTGGACAGACTCTGCCTGTAATTTATGGACGTGTCATTACTGGAGGCCATCTGTTAGCTGCAAACCTTGAGGTTTCTGACGACTCTGACCCACTAAAACTTGTAACACAAGTGCCTGGCCTTAACACACTTACAATTAATAGTGATAAGTTAAAAAGAGAATTAAAAGCTTGCGGCGGTTTAGACAGTAAAAAAGGCGTTGATCCGATTAAATCCTCAAACCTGCCTGATGATAGACAAAAAATAAGTAAAATTTTTGGCAAAAATCAAGATCAAAAAATTGAATCAGGCGCTGAACACACCACTAACACAGGAGACCCTGATCGCCTTAATCTTCGTTACAAGGGAAAAGAAAAAGAGGGAAGAAAAGCGCTAGATGTTATATTTTCAGTAAATAATGGTTTGTATGACTATGTAGCGGCGGATGGAACAACTAAAATTGACGGCTTCATTACTTACAAAATTACTGTGGCGATTACCAGAAGCGGCCCAGACCTTGATGTTGCGTCGGCGCAAGTAACCTTGCAAGGATTAGTAAATGAATCTGACAATTTTACATACGGTCATCGCCTAGAGATGCCAAAAGTAAGTAATCGCAATGATGATGGAATGGATATAACAGTTGAGATTATTGATGCAGCAGTGCATAAAAATGCTACGTTTGAGCTTCAGGGCTATGGTTACTTTTATCTCGCAGACTAATGGCTCTTAATTCAAAAACCAATCTCAAGTTGATCGATGCCCTTTGCGAGGGTCCGATCGAGGGCTTTGTGCATCATCGCAAAAGCATTTTCTTGAATGAAACGCCTTTGTCTTTCGATCAAGTAAACAAAGAAACTGTTTACGTTAAAGGGACCAAAGGCGTCAGAGAGCAAGATGACGCCAAGCAAAGCACACGTTTTTATAATGCTCAAACAACCATTGAAGAAGTTAACACACAAATCGGTTCTAATTATACAGAAACTTTAGGTCAAGCTGACAAAGTAAAAGAAGACGGACGTGACTACGGTTCAGGTCAAGTTATACGTGATATTACGGATTCAGAAGTCGATTTTGTAAAGTTAATTTTTACAGTTAATAAGCTATTTTGCGTCGCTCCAGAAGGCTTGGCGCGTGGACAATTGTTTTTTGCGCAAATCAAATTGTCTGTTCAAATACAAGATCGAGATGGCAATTTTGATAACATAGACATTGCTCCAATTAATACAACACAAAAGAATGTCATTAAAGGAATTGCTCGATCTGGGTATCAGTTTGAGACGCAAGAAATTGATTTAACTCGCTACAAATTTCCATATAGAATTAGAGTGCGAAAGCTTGATTTTGGGGACGAAATAGACCTCAATTTTGTCTCTAGAAGAACCCAAGAGCTTATCCTTACTAAGGGAGACGACCCTGATACAGCCCACTCTACAGCTCGAAAAGAAGCCAAAGATCGAGCTTTAGAAAAAGCTTTTGAAATTTCATACCTTGATTTAGAGGACTTGCCTAGAAGGACTTCTTTACAAGACAAACGCGCTGATTCAATCACATGGCAAAGCATGGTGCTTGGAAAAAGAGTTAAAACCTCTTATCCTTTTACCGCAATTGCTTACATGAGTATTGACTCAGAAGAGTACAATACTTTGCCTGCAAGAGCTTATGAAGTAAAAGGCAAAAAAGTAAAAATTCCAAGCAGTGCTATCGTTAAAAACGATGGAAGTTTATTGTTTCCTGTAGACGAAAATGGGCAAGATTTAATTCCGTATGACGGAAGCCTGAAAACTAATCTTGAATACACGACATGTCCTGTTTGTTGTTTTTACGACATGGTCACCAACAGCCGCTACGGGGCTGGTGATTTTATTAATGAGTCAAACTTGAACTGGATTGATCTTATTGATATTTGCAAATACTGTAATGAAGAGGTTGATACGCCTGATGGCAAGGAACCAAGGTTTGCAATAAACACTGTCCTTGGATCTCAGGCTGAGGCTTATAATGTATTGCAAGACATGGCAAGCATCTTCCATGGGATGCTTTTTTGGAAAGCCGATAATGTGCAAATAGCTGCGGACCATGGCGGCTTACGAGCAGAAAATGTTGAAGCTATTCATGTTTTTAGCAATTCAAACATAGTCAACGGCAGTTTTACTTATAGTGGCTCTTCTCTCAAAACTCGCAGCACAAGAGTACGAGTTAGATACAACGATCCTGGAAATTTTTACAAAACAAATTTTATAGTAATTGAAGATCAACAGTTGATAGAAAAATACGGCGTACAAGAAAAGAGTGTCGTTGCTTTTGGTTGCACGTCAAAATATCAAGCGCAGCGCTTAGGGCGCTGGATCATGCAATCTGAAAAGCTGCACGATGAAACTATTAGTTTTAGTGTTGGTCTTGAGGGCTTAAACGTCTTGCCTGGTCAGGTATTTGAGGTATCTGACGAAATGCGCCTTGCTACGCGACTTGCAGGACGAGTTGTTGGAGCAACTACTGATTTTGTTGATTTAGACCAACCTGCTGCACCGTTGCCGTCTGGGAGCAACGACAAACTAACCGTGGTGATGGCTGATGGAACGGTTGAAACTAGAGCTATCGCAAGTGTTAGTGGCATCAGAGTTACGCTTGCTAGCCCGTTTACTCAGCCGCCACCGGATGACGCGCTTTTTGCCATAAAAAATGATTCCATTTCTCTGACTAAATATCGTTGTTTATCCGTTGCAGAAAGCGAGGAGGGAACATACGGCATTGTTGGCGTAAAACACGTTGACGGCATTTATCAAATAGTTGAAGAAACAAACACAAATTTAGATTTACCTGTTGCATCAGAATATGACCTAGCACCTGCTGCGCCTCAAGATTTAGCAATCTCATTTCAACAGATTGATGATGGACGCAATACAACAACTCGAGCTACGATTTCTTGGAACAGAGGGTTGTCTGGTAATGCTATTGAATTTCAAGTAAGGTATAAAATAGGTGATGGCGGAAACCTCATAGAAGTCGTCACTACCGATACCTCAATTGATATTAATGGTGGTTTAATTCCTGGAAAAACCTTATTTGCAAGAGTAAGGGCGGTTGGACCCGAACCTAGCCGCAAAAAGTCTGAGAGAAAAGAGATCAGTCGAGTGATCGGTCCGGCTGGGACGAGTGACATAGCGGATGGTCAGGCCACTGTTGTGTTGCCGCCTGATCCAGAAGAAGTAAGTATTCAACTGCTGGGGGCTGATCAAGTTATTTTGAGTTGGTCTGCCACAGCAAGTGGTCAAAAGCTTGAAAATTTTGTTGCGCAGATACGTCATAGCGCAATAACAAATGGTACTGGAACGTGGGCTGGTAGCACCCCTCTAATTGAAGTAGAGGCTCGAACAACTTCTGCTGTTTTGCCCTTATTAAATGGAGAGTATCTCGTCAAGTTTGTTAATGATCAAAAGCAGCGCAGTAATGGCGCAGGCAGTGCTGTTATCAATGTTCCAGATGCTGTGCCGAAGTATGATTATGAGGTATTGCGAGAAGATCTTCACCCTGGAAGATTTGCTGGACAAAAAAACAATGTTGTTTACAGTCCCGAGTATGATGGTTTAGTTTTTGACGGTAATGCATCGTTTGACAGGCAAGTTTCAAATTTAGACGAACATGGTTCTGACGATCCAAAGGCAGCAAGTTCGCTAGAGGCTGGTAAAAGATATAAAATTCTATCTGTAGGTACAACTAATTTTACAGGAATAGGTGCGTCTGCAAATACAGTTGGAACAATTTTTGTAGCTACTGGTTCAGGGACTGGAACAGGGACAGTTTACGGGAGAGAAATTGATACTATCTTTGGCGCTCAATTTTCAGATGGAGAATACATTTTTCAAAACATTGTCGACCTTGGCGCAAAATATAATGTGCGATTGTTGCGCAAACTTGAGGCAAGAGGCTTATACAAAAGCGACTTAATTGATAATCGAACTGTTTTAATCGATCTGTGGTCAGATTTTGATGGCGTGATTCCTGACGATACCGAGGTGGAATTGTATTTTAGGAAATCAAATCTTGCCGCTACTGGGTCTGTAGCTGTTAATTCATTAGTTGCTGGTACTGGTTATAAAATTTTAACTGTCGGCACAACAGATTTTGTGGCCATAGGTGCAGGCAGGAATACTGTGAATACAAGTTTTATAGCTACTGGTGCAGGCACCGGCACAGGCTTGGTGTATCCAGAAGCAGAAATAGTCCAGGAAAACAACAGCAAACTTCAGCTTGAAGATGGTGGCAGTTTTGATAAAGAGTCAGATGTAGACTTTGAAGAGTGGATACCGCTAGCAAACAACAATTATGTGGGAAGAGTATTTCAATTCAAAGCTGTATTGAAAACAAATCATGTTGATCAAACGCCTCTGATTGACGAACTAGGAGTGTCTGTGCAGCTTGAGCGTCGAACTGAGAACAGCGGCGTTATTGGTTCAGGGCTTGGGGCTAAGACAATAACCTTTGAAAAACCTTTTTACATCGACGGTGATACTGCTGTTTCAGTTGCAATTACAGCTCTAGCGATGGAGTCCGGCGATTATTTTGAAATGAGTGAGCCTACATCGACAGGGTTTACGATTACGTTTAAGGGAACGTTTGATGGAGATCAGTTTATCGATAGATTTTTCAGTTACACTGCAGTAGGATATGGAACACAGCAGCCTTAAAGTTTGTAATGGCACAGGCAAATGGTAACGTCGCAAATGGCAGTGGCGCAGCCGTAAGGCAAGACCTCAACAACCAGCTGGAAGCTGTTTTTTCTACTAGCAGTGGGGATACAGCTCCTTCCACCACTTACCCTTGTCAGCTTTGGGCTGATACAAACAACGATGAAATAAAAATACGCAACAAAGCCAACTCTGCATTTACAACATTGCGAGGGCTTGATGGGTCCTTCACTGTTCCTGACGGCAGTGC